ACCTGCAGTTGCTAATTGATATGCCTTAGCGATACCAGTACCAATATAGATAACTAAATCTTGTTTACCATAAACAGTGTTAGGGATTGTATCAACCATTGATTGTAATTTAGAGATTACATTCTGTGAAGTTACACTACCAGAGATGATTACAGAACCACTACCTGTTAATCTTGCAGGTAAAGCATCTGTTGTAGAACCACCAGCAGTTAAAGCTACTGAAGCAGACAATAAGGTTTGGAAACCATCAAATTGTCCGTTAGTTGAAGCTTGACCTTGCCAGATAGATGTTTCAATTGCCTGAGCAACATTACCACCTACATAAGAAATTAAGAAATCGTTAAAGTTCTTAGGGATTTCATCAAAAGCTGAAAAACCTAATTGCATCGCTTCCCATGATTGAACGAAAGTTTGCTTACATAATTGTAAGTTAACTTGGAATTCATCAGGAGTTAAGTATCTTTCTGATAAAGATGCAGATGATGCTGCTACGAAATCACAAGATGCGTCTTGGATTAAGTTTGATAATTCTAGCTTTTGGATTACTGAACGATATTTCACATTCGGCATAATCGTAACTAACTTCTTATCAAGAGTGTTTGCACTTAAAAGTGCAGCTGCTATATATCCTGAAGCCGCTTCACCAGCATAAGTTGGTGTAGATGGACTCGTAAAGGTGGGTTGAGCACCTGTGATATTAGCGAATTTTTGATTTTTGTTCATTTTAATTCGTTTTTTTTTGTTAAATTATTTTAATTATAAAGTTTTGATAAGAAAGTAGATTGAGCATCAACCATTTTCTGACCATAATTTTTTCTGTTTGAATTGAACTTATGAATTGCAGAAGCATCTTCAACTGGAGCACCATCTAATTTTGGTAACTCTTCATCTTCGTCTACTGCTTCCATCATTGTTCCTGACTCTTCTTCTGTTACGATAGAGTCTGTTGGAGGCATCATTGTTGCTTCCATCACTTTCATTTTCTTTTCCATTTCATCAATTCTGTAAGCCATTTCTTCCATTTTCTTACCTAATTCCATTTCCATGTCTTTTTCATCTTTCATTGTTTCACCATCTGTTTCAGGCATATCAGGGTCAACTTCATCAGTTTCCTCAGCCATTTTCAATGTACCACTAGTTACAGAGTTCTTTGCTTCTGGCATTACATTTTCAGGGTCTTCATTACCCGTTGATGGTAATTTTTCTGTTTTAATCATGTCAGCATCAGCATCTGCTAATTCTACATTTTCTCTTTCTACGATTTTACCGTCTTTTGAGATTACTTTAAGCATGGTTTCATTTCCCTCTGTATCTTTCAACATTAAGTCATGTGTTCCGTCTGGTGCTGGAGATTTAGTTCCATCTTCTGAAACTACGAATAGGTCTTCACCTACATCAAATGTTGCAGACTCAACTATTGTTCCATCTTCTAATTTAGCATATGTTAATTGAACTTCTTCGTTTAATGATAACATCTGCATTATTTTGTTTAATACTGTCTTTGAATTCATTTTATAATTGTTTGTAAGGTAAAAACACCTTATGTTAAAAAAATCGTTATTTTTATTGATTGATTATTATTTCGTTTAAAGATGCACCCATAAATTCTTCTATGGTATGTGTCGGTTCTACATTTACTTCTACATATTCCCAATTTCTATTTTGGATATGTTCTAAATATTCTTGTGAGATTATCATCTCTATTCCGTTTGCTGTTAGTTTATAGTTATTCATTATCTTGCATTAAAGATGTCATAGTTTTGTGTAATATCAGCAATACTTAATGATGATGGATATACTAACCATGCTACTAATTCGCCACTACCTTCATACCCTATCTTTACATTTTGATTTGTTGGAGTAAATAAAGTTCTATCATGACTATTAGTTGTTGAATTAACTTCTGTAATATTTACTACATAACTTTGTGAATTAGTTCCATTATTTCTTCCACTAAACAATGTAAATATATTTTGAATATCAGTTCCTGCATTTGCATCATTTGCTGCACCTGAATTGGTTGTTCCAAGTGCTCCGTAGTAGTATAACTGGTATACACCACTATTTAAAGGCCAACCTGTATCAATTGCTATTGATACACCATTGTTATTAAATTGTCCACCAATATAAGGATATGCAGGTGATGTACCTGATGTTATTTTATAATATGCTTGAACAGTATATGCTGCTGGGAATGTACCACTATATTCAATATAATTAGATGAATTAGTAGTTAAAATACCACCCTTTGTTGCAGAGCTATATGTAGGTGTACCTACAAATGTTGCAGTTGGGCCACTATTTCCACTTACATCATAAACCGATGTTCCTGTACCTGGATAAGAAGCTGAATTACCAAAATCATATATTACATATGCACCTGCAACATAGTTTATTGCCGGTGCAGCTGCAGTAGTTACTATATTTCTATTAAATCCAAAGTTTTGAAATATCATTAAATCATATTTTTTGTTGATACTACGAATGGAACACCACTTGCAACTGCTACTATTGATAAAACATCTTTCTTACCACTTCCGTTAGTTGCAGAGTATGCACTACCTGATGGTTGTAACATAGTCGGTGCTAATGAAGCAGATGAGTTTGTTCCTGTTGTAATAACTAATGTTGCAGATGTACCTGGTTGAACATTTGATGCAGATATATGTGTTGTTGCAGTACCTGCTAATGTTAAAGTAAAGTAGTTACCTAAACTTAAATCCATTGATGCAGTATTAGATGTAATAGACATTGATACTACATTACCAAATGCACTACCTGTTATTGTCAAACTGCCACTCATTATTTGAGAGCCAGTAATTCTGTTATTTGCATTTAACAATACAACCGATGATGTAAATGTGTTTAAACTTGTAATTGAAGTTACTAAACTACCTGTTGATTGAGATGCAGTGTATTCGTTAAATGAAGATGTGGTTACGAAACTACCTGTATTGATTGTTGCTCCTGCGAATGATGATGTTAAAACTTGTGTATTTTGTCCTAATGAATTACCAACCCATGCATATCCATTTTGTAGTGATGCAGTAAATCCTGCACTTGCACTCAATGGAGTTGTAAATGTTACTCTACCATCTGTGTATGCTGTTGAAGCTTGGAATTCAATTGGGAAATAATAAGTACCTGCACTTCCGCTACTTACTGCAATACCACCACCGACTTTTCCACTACCAAAACCACCAATTGATGATATTCCACCATATAATGCAATTTGATTACTAGCACTCGTTGCTGCTACATATCCTCTTGCCATAATAGAACTTACTAAATTTGCACCACTTCCTGATGTTACCTGAACCGTCGTTTGACTAATTGATGCAATACCATTGCTTCCACTAATTCTACTTGCTGCAGTTGCTTGGAAGGCACCTGTTATATCCAAATCATATGTTGCTGATGAACTAATAGATACTACACCATTAACTGTTTGATTACCTATGAATGAGTTACTACCTGTTGTTGCAAAACTACCTGTATCTATTGTTGAACCACTCACGTCAGGAATATTAACTGCAAATGTAGTCGTATCACCTTTTGTAAATGTTAAGTTTCTACTTCCAGTATCAAATGATGCAGTATATAAAGCTAAACTTGCAGATGTATTAACACTTGCAGTTATACCTTCTAAACTATCTAATCTGCTATCCACCGATGTAGAGAATGCAAGAGGGTCACCTAAACCATTTATTGTTGATGCAGATACAGAGTTTGCACTTACTGCTCCTACGAAGACAGCTTGTGTTCCACCACCTGCACCCATTTGAACTATATTAGTTCCTGCGGATGTTTGTAATTCTAATCCATTACTTCCTTGTGCTCTAACATGGTGTGTTACTAAATCAGCACCATTCACCATATTGATTGAACCACTTATGTTTATACTACCTGTTATAGTTTGATTACCTACGAATACATTAGAGCCAGTAGTTGCGTATGAGCCTGTTGCTGATATTAAACTATTTACCTTTTGGTCGTTAGATGCAGTATAAGCATTGAATGATGCAGTAGTTACAAAGTTACCTGCTGAACCACTCACATCAGGAATATTAACTGCAAATGTAGTTGTATCTCCTTTTGTGAATGTAAGGTTTCTAGTACCTGTATCAAATGATGCAGTTACTAATGCTAAACTAGCTGAAGTATTTAAACTCGCAGTCGTAGTATTTAAATTACTTATAGACACTAATGCAGATGCACTAAATGTGTTTAATTCAGTTATAGATGTTACTAATGATGCAGTTGATTGTGATGCAGTAAAAGTATTTAATGCAGATATAGATGTATTTACAGATGCACTATTTGTATTTAATGCATTGATTGATATTTGTGCTGATTGAGTAAATGATTGTAATGATGCAGTTGCTTGGTTTAATGCACTGATATCAACTGAACTTGTTTGTACAGGTGTTCCATTAACTGTTAAACTACCTTGTACCTTTACACTACCTGAAAGAGTTTGTATGTCTGTTAATTCATCTCCTAATTGGTTTGACCCACTAGAATATATTACACTTGCAGTTTCATAAAGAGTTGTAAGATATGTAATAGATGCAGATGTTGCAGTTATGTTTGTGAATGTTTGATTTGCAGTAAAGTTATTATCTACATTCGTTCTTGCAAAAGAAGCAGTTTCACTTTCTGTCACATAAGATGATGTTGCAGCTTCTAAACTACTTACTCTTTGGTCATTACTTTGTGTATATGAATTGAATGATGCAGTTGTTACAAAGTCTCCGGCCGAACCACTAACATCAGGAATATTAACTGCAAAGGTTGTATTATTTCCCTTTGTGAATGTTAAGTTTCTTGTACCATTGTCAAATGATGCAGTCAATAAGAATGAACCACTCTCTGTTTCTGTTACATAAGATGCAGTTGCTGCATTTAATGAATTGATACTAACTTGTTGAGATGCAGATGATTGATTCAAATTAGAGATTGATATTAATGCAGATGCACTAAACAATTCTAAGTTTTGTGTTTCAATTAACAAACTAGCAGTAGTCGTATTCAAATTATTGATACTAACTTGTTGAGATGCAGTAGATGCATTCAATTGAGTTATTGAACTATTGGTGCTTGAACTAAAAGAATTTAAGTTAGTTACTGATGTATTTAAGTTTACTAATTCTATTTTTGCACTCGCACTAAATGTATTCAATTCAGTAATTGAGTTTACAATAGAAGAACTATCTTGAGAAGCAGTGTAAACATTCAATGCATTTATACTAACTTGCTGAGATGCAGAACTTTGATTTAATGCATTGATACTAATCTGTTGTGATGCAGATGATGCATTCAAATTAGTTATAGCTGTATTAGTAGATTGTGTGTATGCATTAAAAGATGCAGTAGTTACTAATCCTACATTATCTATGTTTACTTGTACCACCGCAGTTCCTGCAATAACTTGTGCAGATATAGCACTACCAGTAAAGTTCATAGATGTTGCGTATCCTTGTAAGATACCTTCGTCTAATATAGGTAATGCAATTGATGCAGTTACATTTGTTAATTTAGAACCATCACCTACAAAGTTACTTGCTGATACAAATGAAGATGCAGAAATAGATGTAAAGTTGTTTGTTTGAGTAAAGTCGTTTGTAATATCGGTTCTAGCAAAACTACCTGTATCTAAACTATCTACAAGTGTGTCAATTACAGACGAGTTATAATCTCTTAATATCTGCGGAGTAATTGCTTGTGAGTTATTATTCGGAAACGATGATGAGTTTGCCGCTTGTAATTGTGCTTTTGTAAGTATTGCCATATAGGGTTTTTATTCTTTTAATTTATTTCAAATCCATCACTAAATCCAAAACTGAATGCTCCTAAATCTAATGGTGCTACTAAGCTTCCTTGTGTTTGACCAATACCTTGTGATATCAATGCACCTTTGCAACATCTCACATCGTATGTATCACTATGTTCACATAGACATGCTTGTCTGCTATTCTTTGGTGAACTCAAACCTCTTGTTGGCCCAATATAGATACCCGAGTTATTTTGTCTATTAACTGAGAACCTTAAATTGCCGCTTAAACTATTAGACCATTTTCCCATTCAATCCTGTTTTAATAAAAACACCGAAAACATAAAAAATAGTTATGACTTCTTCATAGCTTCTTTATGCAACATACTTTCTAATGATGCCTTATCTGCTTTGAAACATAAATACAATAAACATTTCTCTAATGGTTCTTGTTGTACTACTTCAAACTTCGTAACATCTCCATTGGCGAGTTCAAATATTGAGGTATAAGATTTCCACTTCTTGCCAAAATTGACTTGATATTGGGAGGTAAGTCCATCTCCATCGTAGATTTCAGGATAGAACTCAACAAGTCGGTTGACAAATGAACAAAAAAAAAGAGACAACCAAAGTGTATGTCCATGCCTACTGATAACCATTTACTATCATCGTCATTAGGAGTGTAAGGTTTAATTGTGTATAACTCACCTTGCTTCTTTACTACGGGTCTATAAAGTATATTCATTATCTTACTCCAATTCTTATCAATTGCAATAGTTTCATATTTGGTTATATCACAGAATGCACCATAAGTCATTTGGGATAAGTTAGGTTCAAATCCATACTCTATACCATCTACCTTAATTATTTTTTGCAAGGGTAATTCTGTATTAGCAAGAAACTTATCTAACTCTAATTTAATTTCTGCGTATGATTGCATATCTAATCCACTTACATACAACGGGTCTAATCCACATAGATGATATAGTATTAAAGCATTCACTGCTTCATCGTTATCTTTGTAGTTCTCCATTTGATTTTGTAATTCCAACCATTTCTTCAAACTTATATCTCCATAACTTGTTGGGATGTTAAGCGTTAGTTCCTGCACCATTCGTTAAATATTTTATCATGTTAGTTAATCTTATTACTTTCTTTTCTTCTAGTTCTAATTTAGTATTCATCATTATCATTTTTGCTCTCAAATCCTCATTTTGTTGTTGCAAATCCTTAGCGTAGAGTATTAGCTCTTTGATTTCACTCTCGTTCCATTGATTTTGATTAGTATTTGTGCCTTCCAATTGATATTGCATATTTACCTGCTTGTATTTTCTTTTGATTTAATTGTTCCATACATACATAACGGATTGCATCTATTGCGTGGTTGGAGTAATCAACAGGTATGTTTTCAAAGTCACCATTCTTATTTACAGTCCATACATACTCACTAAACTCTCTTACAATATTAACTGATGATTTAAGTATATGCAGTTTGTGTTGATGCATTATGTCAATACCCATCTTAATACTATCCTTACCCTTCTTAACAGGCTTTATATTGAAACCTGCTCTATATATCTCCTCTATCAATCTACCTTCTGCACTATCACCCCATATTATATTTCTCTCTACATCTAATGATTTTAATTCTGCTACTATCTCACTTGTCACTAAACCTTTCTTATATAGCAATTCCTCAAAGTATAAGTTCTCTCTCCACTTATATACTGCAATCAATGTCGTAGGGTCAATACTAAAACCAAAGTCCATACCGAATGCAACAAATACTGCCTCATCAGGTATCTCCTCTACTAACTCTGCACTGAATATAGTTCCTACATTATTGCCTGGCAATCCTAATCCATATATCTTATAGTATTCAGGGTTAACATACTTTAATCTTTCAATCTCATCTATAATACTTTTCTCTAAAAATGGGTTGTCTAAGAAGGTTGAGATATATAAACTGCTTTCAGGGTGTGTTTGTATTTCGTTAAAGATATAGTGGTTAGTTCCAAACGATGGGTTATATGCAATAATAGTTTTAATACGAGTTCTAATAAATAACTGAAAGTAATCCTCTCTACTTAATTCATTACACTCATCTATAAACAAATAATCTCTTGCACTACCCTTTCTCTTTTCACTACTATCAATTGACATAAACTCTACCATACTGCCATTGTCAAATGTATATATGTGTTCAGTTGCAGACCAATTCTCATCAGACCATATGTTTAAGTCTTTAAGTATTGTTTGCCAGTCTCTCATAATAGATACACGCATAGATGGAAAAGACTTTCTTACTACTGATACTACTATGTTAGGTTCCATTAAACAATGCACTAATATCCATTGTAAAGCAGAATAACTTTTACTGCTTCTAGTTCCACCTTGCAGTATACAAATCTTTTTGCTATCCTCAATATCCCTATATGTCTTTGATGTGTTGATGTTTAGTTCCATCTAATATATTTAGGTTGATTGATTGTATCTTTGCATTCACTTCCATTGTGCCACTTATATCTATTGACCTCATCTTTGGCATTGCATACTCCATTAACTTCATTGACAACTCTAATGCTTTCTCTGGGTTTTTCTTTTTTAGTTCTTCTAAGTCTTGCTGTATTGTGGATAGTGTATTGTTTACTGCACGATTTATAGTTAGACGCATTTGTTCCGTTGTTCTATTGATTGCTCCCTTTGGTCTCCCATTAGCATTTATTCTTTTATCTCCTTTAACGAATGGCATATTGTATTATTATTGTATTTTACTATATTAAAAACACCTCTTACTTTATTTGTTAGTAAACACCTCCCATGCAATAGTTAATCCAATGGTGAGGATATATGCAATCAATAGGGTTATAATTTCTTTATCTCGTTTCATGTTATTTCTTCGTATCCATACATTCCAACTGTATTGCCATCTGCATCTACTATAATTAACATACCCGCTCTCTTATTACCTCTTAGGATAAGTTGTTTGTCTTTAATCCAACTCCAATCAAAGTTAAGATGCACATATTGATAATCTATATTAGTATTCATAGTAGTCATGATGGTTTGGATAATCTTTTTGAATACTTCTTCTACTCTTTGATTGTTTAGCTTGTAAGGTTTCCTTATCTCTTCTATCTAATATCCATTCCTTTATACCATTCTCCTCTATCTCTTTCAATTGTTTTTCATAGTGTGCAGTAATTGCATCTCTATTGCCAGTCTTATAATATTCTTTCCATGCTCTACTTAATTCACCATGTATTCTATTAAACCTAAGTCCTGCTGCATTAGTCTTTGTGTCAAACGGATACTTTGGTTTCTTTTCATACTTATCTCTTTTGATTTGTTCAACTATCTTTTGTTTTGCATTCACACATGCATTACATCTATATCTTGGTTTCATTGTATGGAATGATGCATTACATTCTTTACATACTCTTGTTTCACCATCTTTATGATTAAACTTTCTACTCCATAATCCTCCCATACTATAACTTACTTAAAAGGATTGTTTAATGTTGTTTCCATATACTTCCTTATCTTTTTAACTGAAAGGAATACCGTACTCTTACTTATCTTTATATCATTTGCTACTTCATCAAGAGTTTTGTCCGACATCCAATACAATTCAAATATCTTTGCAGGTGCCCACATCTTTGTTCCGGATAACTTTTGTAATTCATCCACTACTTCTTTATGTGCATTCTCTAATGTTTGGTCTAACTCTATATCATATTCATCAACAATATCTTCCGTTATGATTTCTTCTTGATATACTATTCTATTCAATTTTTTAGTTTTGTTTATCCATCTACTTTCTAAAAATCTATAACAATAATACATGTGATATGCACTACCCCAAAATATCTTTGGATTGCATTTCTTATGTAAGTATTCATATAAGTCAGAAACCAAATCCTCACTTTCCTCTTGTGACTTAGTTAGTTTCTTTGCATGTTTAACTAACCAACCATGTGACTCAATAAATAAATTACTTAATCTTTCTTCACATTCCAAACATAAACTGCCTGTTATCATTTTCCTTTAATATAATTGTTTAGAGTATCTACTGCCTCTTTCCAATACTTTGCTGCTGAACCACACATACAAGGTTGACTGCCATGGTTTCCTCCTACTTTATTATACATCCTCCAAATATAACCTGCTTGATTTTCAGGTATATGTGTAGTGATTGTATTTAATACTTCTCTTAACTCTTTGAATTCTTCTTCACTTAACATTACTTTACTTGTTTCAATTTAGGTAATTCAAGTGGTTTCATTTCAGGTTGGTTAGGTTGTCCTGGTTTAACAGGTCTGTCCAAGTCCATTAAATGTTCTATCTGTTTCCATGCAGGATGCATTGGTGACATACTAATACCTAACGATGCGATTATCATTATTAAATCATTGATGTCTTTTAACTTACTCCAATCAATAAAGTATAATGCATCTTTGTCTATTGGTTTGTCTAATGTAATTGTTGTTGTTTCCATATTCTATTTTGTTTTAAATAATTTTGTAAGTGTTTCGTTTCTATCCCATTGATGTATTAACGGATAAGGTTTATTAGTTATAGGATTATATACAACACCATCTCTAATGTCTAATTCTTCATTTAAAGTACCAACCTGCAGACATAAGTCATTTACAATTGTAACCTTATCTTTTATTAAATCGTTGTGAATAAGTAGGTTTAAAGATGATTGGTCGGTATAATGACGAACATCACCTGCTTGAGATACTAACCAGTTCAACATAAGTAATGATTTCACTCCTGTACCTTTACCTGCAATGATACCTACATTACCTATCTCTTTATTTTTAATCCATTCCCAATAGATGTTACCATACCCTTCATGTATGTTTTTTACATTCCATTCTTGTTGATGATATTGCAATCTTTCACTTGCAACAAATACTTCTGTCTTTTCCCACCATCCACTTAATCTATCTCCATAATAATATTTCTCCTCTAAATAGTCAGATGGATTAGTTTGGAATATTACATCTCTAACATCAGTTGTAAATACAAAACGATATCCTGTAATATGTGTTTCTAATATTTGCCACATATCAATCAATCTTTTCATATGAGGATGTCCATTAGTTTGTGCTTCATAACACATCCAATTGTTTTGATTTAAGTATTCCATTGTTTCAATCGGTAAGTCATAACATACCATTATCTTATCTCCTGTAAATCCACACTTATTTATTGATTGGACATACTCTACTATTTTATCTTTTGTGTAGTTTGCTACTGCACCTATTATTAAATCTTTCCTCATATTATAATTTAATACCATCTGGACATCCAAATAGTTCGTTAAGATAAATCTGTCTTTCTAAACATCCACATGATTGTTTGTTGAATACTTTAATTGCAATCCATCCTGCAATATCTTTTGCTCTACCTAAGAATACAATATCTAACACCGCAGATACTATATTCCCTACTTTAGCTATACAAATCATATACTAAATTGATTTTTGTTTGGAAGTAATCCTCTATCTTTTAATAGTTTTCCACTAGTCATATGCATTATACTTGATGGAGTAATCAAACCTTTATATTGTTCCTTTAATTCAACCAAACTCATTCCCATTTCTTTTTTATGATATACTTCAAATATTAAACTATCATCATATTTCTGTAAGAAGTGTTTGAACGCAGGTCTATTCCTAATCTTATCATTCATATTATCTTTAGCTGTACCCCATCTTAAATTACTATAATGATTATTTTCAGGATTATCGTCCCAATGTAAAACATCAGTCTGATATGATTTAGGTTTTTTCAACCAAGCGAATGCTACTAATCTGTGTATATAGAATAATGCATTATCACCTGTTTCTGTCATTAAACTAATTTGTTTATGTCCAGCTCCTGACTTTCTACCATATGTCAGGTAACCATTCATATCTTTTAATCCTCTTTGTCCAGGATGAACAAATACTATACCTGACTCGGATATAGATGCTTTACCTTTGAAATCGTAAACCTTACCATTTTTGTCTGTTACTTTTCTTAAAGGTCTAAACCTTTCGTTGTTTTTTTGTACCATGTTTTATGTTTTTATTACTAACAATATACGAAAAAGATTTGATATTACCAAACTTCTCTTAATATAAATACTAGATTTTTTACCAAACGAAAAAACCCCCTGATGTTTAATCAAGGGGTCGTGTTCCAGTCAGAGATGGCACAAACTTTCGTGGAACTTATTACTGAGAATAATATTGTAAGAACACTTTATATAATAATAGCTAAATGCTGATAAAGTATTTATTAAGTTCTTACTAAATAAAAACATTGTTTTTTAATTTTGTATTTAATATTTTAGATTTAATCTTTTAGTGTTTAGTTGCTTTGTGCTTTGCTTTCTGGAAGTTACAACTTTTTTTTGATATTTCCAAATATTTGATAAAGTATTTTTAATTTAATTATTTCAGTACTGCTTTACTGTTACTGTACTACTGTACTGTTTCTGAATTAGATGTTGTTTATCTTACACCCCCCTTACCCCCCTCATTAAAAAATGAAGTGATAAGAGAGAGAATATAATAATAAACAACTTCCTGAATTGAGTGTCGCCTACCTTAACAGAGCCCCCATACTTTCGTACAAGAATATATATCGTGGAAAATCTCAAAACGATAAAATGTGGATAACTTTTTTTTGGGCATAAAAAAACCCCTACCTTTTGAGTAGGGGGTAGTTAGGAGATGGCATATAACCTAACTAATTATTATTGTATATCTAAATATTCATTTACTGTTTCAGTTAATTGTCTAATAGAAAAGAAATTCTCTCTACCATACTCATAACCTTTTTCATCTACGGAATAAAATTCCCAATACCTATCACCATCTTCTTTTGCTGGTATAAAGTCTATTCGGTATTTTGTTTTACTACATCTTAATTGTAGTGCATCAAATTGTGCTTGTTCGTCTTTGTTCATGTTATATTGTTTGTTAATTATTATTGTATGTTCCAATTATCTATATCAATTGGTGGGATATGTTCATCATCATTCGGTATGAAATCTAAGTCATCATCAACATATGGTGAATATTTTTCGGTGTTTAACTGAAAGTTTACGAATGAGTCTATTTGTTTCAACATCTTCAATTCACCTCTTGTCTCATGAAATCTATTCCAATATTCATATTTGTTTTCATATTCATCGGCCTGTAATTTCTCATACATAGCCTGTCGTTCTTCTTTTATATCAGTCCTCTTATCTTTGATAAAGGTACGGATAGTTTGTAATTTATTCATATTATTTATTTTTATCTACCTACTTCTTGTAGGTATTTTGTTTTACATTCATCCCATGTCATACCGATTACATCAATATAATATAGGGTTTCATTCTTTAATCTACTTTCATTATAGAGTTTTGTGTATCTACTTACTGCATGTTTTTTCCACCATTGTATCATCTTAGTATCATCTACAAACTTAGGTTTTAAGATTAAATCTTTCACTTCAATTTTACTACAAAGATAGTCATTACCATTTTCATACATACCTGCAAAATAAATACCTCTCTTAAATCCGTGATTGTATTTATCCGGCTTAATATCAAACTCTTTGAATATTCTTTTTAATACATTTTGTTTAGGGCCAGTTGCAAGCATTGCTTTTGCATACCATATAGGGTCTAACTCTTTTACATAGTGATGCATGGGTTCATACACACTATCATCGGGCTTAATACTAATCATTCCTTTTGACTCACCTAATGTTTTGAAATTAGGTAGTCCGTTATATTGTGAATGAATACCATACAAAGATGTTGTAGTAATTCCTACAAGGACATCGTTATATCTTTTATACCACTCATCTCTAATTACAGGTGAGGTTGCGAGTAATGATACTAATTTACCACCTAACATATTATATCCCAATGGTTGAACTGAAACGATTGTAGATGCAATTGTAGTATTGTTTAACTTACCATCCACAAACTTATTATCCTTAGTCCAACCTATGTGTTTATCTCTAACACCTAAACTTGTCACATCACTACTTAAATTGATTAAACCTAATATCTTGCCTGTCTTTCTATCTTTGATATATACTTTCATATTACGACCTACACCTGTATCATAACTCATAGTATGAATTAGTTTTCTAATACCAATCCATCTATTAGTTTCATTGTCATTAGCTATTTCAGCATATGGTTCTAATGAATTGATTTCACTTATCGTTAAATCGTAGTTTGACATATCGGTAGGAAACCATAGTAAATCGTAATAGGAACTCAAACGGGGGAGTTTCTCAAAGTTTGAGAGTAAATCCCCATTTAGTTCTATCCACTTCTTATATAGGGTTTGTTCCTCAACTGACATGGATGCGATAAAATCCATATTGGATATAAAGTTATCCTTGCATCTTTGTAAATCAAAGGTAGTATCTTCACTCTCCCAAAACTTATTCAACATCGTTGGGAATTGAAAGTTCATTTAATCCCATATCCATAATGTCTTTTGTATCATGGTCATATAGGTCATCAATCATATCATCTACATTCTTAAACACATTGTTGATATATTCTCTCCTACTATATAAAAGTATGTGGGCAGTTTCTTTGTTGATATATGTTTTTAATCTATCCAATGTCTCTACAATTTCTTCTATCTTTTGTATTTGTTTTACTGTCATAACTTATAATTTTGAATTATTTGTGTCAATGAATATTAAGATGTCTTGTAGTGTTTGGACTTTATGTGAATAAATTGAATTCCTTTCATTCCAACACTTTTTAGTCCCATTTAACTTTTGGTCTTTAATCTTCCATAATGCACTTTGCTTACTTGCCCAATAATTCATATCATTTTCAATATGATTTCTTATTTGTTCTACTGTCATGTTGTTGCCCGTTAGGGACTTTGTTTTTTAATTATCTATTTTTGTGTTCGTTTGTGTTCCAATAATCTCTTTTCTTTGTTGTTCCGTCTAAGTCTATTGTATAAAACATATCTAATGTTGTCTCTAAACCTTTCACTTCAACTTTGAGTTGTTTGATTTCCTCATACATTACTTTCAATGCATGTTCCATTTGTTCTTGTGTCATAACTTGTTTGTTTAATAAAAGGGGAAGGTATTTCACTTCCCCCTATTTTGATTACGATACTTTCGGTAATTGTTTTAACAACTTACTTCTATTGGAAGTATCCAAATATTCACCACATCCTTCCACCTTAACACCGGCGAACTTAACATCAGATGTATTTACGATAATTCCTAATACAGTATCAACACATTGTTCAATTGCACTTTGTTGTATTGTTTTGAACATCTCGTCAGAACCATCAATCCAAAACGGCATTATACAATTACTCTTAACTCGTATGATAGGCTTATCTAACTCATCACTCTTTTCTAATTCAACCTCCTCAATTTTAATAAGGAATGTGTATTTATCACTTTGTTTTACATTGTGTACAAGTTCCATTGTGACACCGAAATTATCTTTGATGTCAATAGAACTAATGTTCTTTTTATCCATTTCTTTAATTACCATTTCACCATCACTATCAACCTCTAATGATGAAAATGTATCTACACCACTACTATCCACTTTTGATGGGTCAACCAATGTTGATAATGATACACCGAAGAATACCTTACCACTTTGGATTTTACGGACATAATGGTTTTTACTAAGGTTTCTGTTCAATTCTTTAAGAATACTTCTATTCATGTTGTTTTTGTTCCGTTTGTTTACCTACGGGACTATCGAGGTTTTTGTTTATTAAAAAGATTGGGAAGATTTTTCACTTCCCGTATTTGTATTATGTAGTTTCTTCTAATGCATATTGTAATAATTCTTCACACATATTATCCAAATCACAATTCTCAGTTGTTTCTTGGTTATATACTGCAACTATTATATCTACATCATATTCATGTGACTCAATCAATGTCATATCGTTCTCTACATAATCTATCACTTTACCAAAGTCATTTCCACTCAAATCTACTTTTGTTTCAATCCATTTAAGGAAATATCTATCAAACCTTTCTTTGATTGTAAGACCATCTATATAATAACATGGTTGTGTTTCACTCCATGTGTTAAAGTAGTCAATTACTATTTCTCTGTCTTTTTCGTTTAACTTTGATAATTCTTCAAAGTTGTCTTTTACTAATGTGTTTTTCATTATTTTGTTTTTTGTTTGTTTATTAAAATATTGGGGAGATTTTCACTCCCCGTTTTTTGATTATTTAACCGATGTTCCGTGACACAAATACTTAGACATACTTTTGATATTTGATTTGATTAAACGAACTACATCGTTTGATAAACCTTCCGTTGTATCTAACATAAGATTATAATTGGTTTCACTAAAACCAAATATACCACCTACTGTAACAGTAAGTTCACCAGACTTCTTTACCTTTAATATAAAGTAGAAATCATCATAACCTGATGTTGACTCAAACATTTCCTCATTCTTTGTTTGACCAGCGAGAATTACTTCACCAATTTCTTGACCATTATTCACTACCTTAAATGAGTCAATTTGTTTTTGTGTTAAATACTTTGATACCATTTGTGTTTGTTGTTTTGTCTTTGACATTTTGTTTGTTGTTTTGTTCATAAAAAATAGTGTAGGTCACCACCCTTTGTTTGTTTAATTGTTATTTGTATGTTTCAAAGAAATAATCTTCAATGTCAATCATATAATCTTCAATTACATTGACTAACCAACCATTACCTAAATCGTTATAGAATTGTTCTTCAAACATTTCACTTGGGTTAAAGTCCCATAATTCTAAAAACTGACTTCGTTTCTTTTCTATTGTTGAATAGAACTTATCTTTAATAAAGACAATAAAATTTTTATATTGTTCATTTTCATTCATTATATCATTCCAATCCATACCACAGCATAATAGAAACATAAGAGAACTTCTTTCATTTTCATTATCTTCACCTGAAAATAATTCATTATATTGGTCAATGATTTTGACTAATTGTTTTTCACTCATTTCTACCATTTTTACTTTTTTTACTTTGTTTTTCATTTTTGTTTAATTTATATGTAATAATATTTATTTCCAACTTTTATTCTTTCTTTCGGTGTTTCTTCTTTCTCTAACCAAACACCACCGATACACGGATATACTGTAACGATATTCCAATCACACCACCATTCAGGTTTTGGTCTTTCTCTACCCCAAGTTGACCAACTAAATTTATTTGACTTTAATACGAAAATACAATTGTGTTCGTCATTTATTAAAAATCGTTTTTCTATTCCGTCACTATCTTTTCTATTTAAGGTCTCTAAACATTGGTTAGTAAGGTTGGTAGGTAATCCCTGAATTGAAGGGGTATAACTCCACACATTATCTAATAAGGTTTCTAATGAAACAGTAAACCTTTGTTCCGTTCTTTCTCTAAAATGGACGGGAATACCAAAAGTTTCGTTTAACTTACTATGTAAGTAGTTTAAAGAATTGGGGTCAAATCTGTTGTTATTTTTTATAATCATACTCGAACTCATTTTATAGTGTTTCTTTCACTTTTTGTTTTTTGTTATATTACAATAATTTTATATATCCCCTATTGTTTGGGTTTGTTCTGGAAATATAGGACAAATTCCTCTATTTACCTAATCATAAAGGGTAAAGTTATCCACAACTTATCCACATTACATAACTGATTGATTACCAATTGGTTACGCGTAAGTGGTTGATTTTCAACACATTGTGTTTTTTGTCTCATTCCTTCTATATTTAATACCCAAAAACCCGAAAGGTCACCCAACTTTTTTGTTAAAGTTTTGTTAAAACCTAACTGATTGATTATCAACGAGTTATCTCTAAGTGGTTGATTTTCAATATGTTGTGTTATCTCTCTCATTTTCGTTTCTCTTTATATACAGTATATAGTCCAATAATCATACCACAAAACCCTAAAAAACCTAACTAATTGATTATCAACGAGTTATGATTTTGGGTATGACACTTTGTCTCTGACACGATAATTCATTGATTTTCAACGAGTTATACAATTTATCGGACTTTTTGTCAAAATGGTAAATGTTAAAATTATGTTAAAATACTAACTAATTGATTATCAACGAGTTATACATTCACCACCTTATTCTCTCAATTGTTTACACAAGGTACGACAATTTTACCAATCTACCAAATATTTAATGAAGTATTTTGAAAATTCTTTATTGAGTATCAACGAGTTATGAGGGGTTGATTATCAATGAGTTATGCATATAACTTAACTATTATGTATAACTGACACTATTCCTCGAAGTGAAAAACGAAGATTTTCGTAGATAAAAGTATGGATATGAAAAAACCCCCATTCCTGAGGGTTTAGTTACTTTTGGTATATTATCCTTACTTTACAAATAAAGTCTCTTAATTTAAGTTATAACCTATTTTGTGGGGATTTTAACGACCTTGTCCAACATTCTTTTTTGTTGGTTTATCTTTTGGCCCATTTCCCTTTTTAGCTTTACCTTTCTTTTTACTTTTTAGTACTTTTACTTGTACATTCATTCCTTTAGCCATTATAATCCTTTTCCGTATTTTTCGTTTGATAAATAATTCACTTCAATTGTGAGTGAGTTGATTTCTTTTGATAATTGTAAAACTAATTCTCTTAGTTCACTTATCTGTTTTTGTTGTGCCTCTAATTTCAATTCCATATCATAAAGAGTTGAATTGAATTTTTCCCTTCGGAATAAGTGCATCATTTTATTTTATTTTGGTTCTTGAATTGGAATGCAGTTAGGGACTTGTCTACCATCCATATCTTTCATTCCATATTGTTCGTAACCTTCGGTGCATGGGTCGTCTGCATCTTTTAAGTTTATACCTCTAAACTTTGTATCGTATGCCACTCTTGACATTACTTTACTCATAGTGTCGGTTATCTTTGACATCTTATCTTTATCGTATGTGCTTTTACAAACTGCATATGCTTGACCTTCAACATCATATTCACTACTGATTTCACTTATACATCTACTAATATACTTATCTTCTTTTTCTCCTCCTTGTGGTTTTGGTATTGGCATGATTAAAATCCGTTTGATGCTGTGTTGTAATAAATACTGCCACTCCAATTTTGAGTGTCAGATATTGTTGGTGTTTGAAAACTTGCACTAAATAGTGCAACTGATGAAGTATTGTTACCATATTGTATTCTGATTGGATATAAACTTCCTGATACTAAACCAATACTACCAGTTACAGTTACAATTGAGTGTAGTCCACCATTGTTAATAAGTGCAGTTGCTGTTGTTACTGTTGATGCAGTTGCTGAATTACCAATCCATAAATAAGAACCATCATCAGTTGATAATGAAAATGAATATGTTTCACTTGTTCTAGGTTGAAAATATCCTAACCATTGTGCACTTGCAAATTCATTTATAGTTGCAAAACTTGCAGTTAATGGAGATAAATCCGCAGACGAACTTATTACACTTGCTGTTGTAAAGAACGCTGGACTATCATTAAAATATCCATTATATGTAGTTCTATATAAACCTATACCTGTAATACTACCTGCACTTGCAGAAACTATACTAAAGCTTGAACTGATTGTATAGTTAATACCACCAACTGAATTAAATGAATTTTCAACTTTACTTCCAGTAGAACTACCAGTAAAGAAGTAACTACCATCTGATGCAGAAATAGATAGGAAAACAGAGGATGTAAATCCTGATTGATTACCACCTGCAGCTGATGCAGATATTACACTTCCATTTGATGCACTAAAGTTTGTAGTGGCAGATGAAGTGGTTGATAGTTTCGTATCACCATTACTCAATAATACAAACAAAGATGAACTATTGGCAGTATAGCTTGCACTAATACTGCTAAAGCCTGGAATAGGCCCTCTTGCAATACCTCTATCCAAAGTTTGTTGTTGATTAGTATTTCTTAAATACAACATTGTTTTTTATTTTTACTTTAAAGCTACTAAAGACCCTGCAGTTGTTGATGATGATACCGCTGTAAATATACCAGGGATAAATCCACTAGCACTTACAAATGATAAAACAGAACCATCAACAGTCTTAGCTACTAATGTTCCTACTTGTCCAACATACAATCCTGAAGCAACAAATGGTAAACTTCCAATTGGGTTTGACCCGGTGATGTTTTCACCACCACTAAATTGTCCGTTTTCTACATTACCTGCTAAATTGATTACCTTGCTCATATTATTTTAATTTATTTTATATAATTTATTTTCAAATCTTGCTTTTGATACAGTTTGTAAGTCCAATGTCCTCCATACTTTCCTACCACCATTACTATTAAGTGTTGTTTGTATATTAAACATTCCTTCTGATGCTTTTGTTGAAGACCCACCGGCGTCACCACCTTCATATGCTGCACTATCCCACCACATATAATAATAATCCACATTACCTTCTAATGTAGTCCATTCAACTCTAATCTTATTATCTCTACTACTACTCTCTAATAGGTCTTGAAACTGAGATAAATTAATTTCAGTTGCTTTGAATTGTAATAATTTATTATGTACTGAATTACTTGTCATCTCCTATTAGTGCTGGTGATATAATCTTTTTTGCTCTTTCACCTGGATAAGTTGAGTTTGGTATTGTAGGTTGTGCTTCCGTTTGAGTTAGTAATCCTAATTGTCTTAGTTTATTTCTACTCCAACCTAATGCTGATTTACCACCCCATGCCATATACATAAGATATCCACAACCATCGGTAAATGATTTTGATGTTTCCAAATCACCTTCGTGTCTACTTAAAAAAGAATACATTCTCTTTATTGTATCAAGAGAGATTGGTTCACCTTTTGCTAATTGATTTGCTCTTTGTTTTCCAACAGGAGTTCCACAACTACCCCAACCATTATCATTTGCATATTTCAATGCTGCTTTAGCATTTGATTTAACACCATCTGGATAGTCTGAATAACTTTCCATCTCTACTCTCTTACCTACTTTATACCTACTATCTTTTTTAATCAATGCTTTAAGATGTGACAATATTACATTGGCTTCAACATCTGATAATTCAGCAATATCTTTTTCTATAATTTCTTCCAAAGATGCTTTAATCAATTTGTGACTAAACAATCCCTCAATAGAAAATCCTTTTACTTTACCTGTTTTTACATAGTCATTCCAAATCTTGTCATTAGTTACTTTGAACATGCCTACCCAAGTTCCCTTTGGTAAGTTTAATCCATACCCATTACTTTTATCTAATGGTGTATCTTTAACCCATGACTCAACTAAGTCTACGCCTTTGATATTGCTATCATGTTCCAATGTTGCCTTATCTGTGTATTTCTTTTGTAGATACATTTGTGCTAATCTCTTAACAGTATCTTTTGTAAAGAATACATTGTAAGGTTGTCCTTCACCATCCACTCTCAATATATGTTTATCAGGTATTAAAATAGGCCCAATTAACATTCTTTGTTCAGTATCAACTGCTGCAAACATTTGTGTCTCTTTTCCAAAATACATAAAGTCAGACTCAATAGCAGGAGACTCTACGATTGATATCGCAAAAATCTCATCCTCATTATCCTCTATTGTTAATTCATACAATTTCATATAGTAAAAACATTATAGTTTGAAAAAATCATTATCCCCCAACAAAAGTTGCTGCTCTACTCGTTCTTCTATCTAAAGCCATTTGTGATGAAACTTCACCACTAACTACATATGCTTTCAACGGAGCTTGTACTCTATTGATTGATTGTGCAATTTGTGTTGATGGATTTATACCCTGACCTGTTTGTATTTCAGGTGCAGTAGTTCCTCCAACTTTTGGTGTAGGTATTGTAGGTGCAGAACCAACTGACCCGCCACCTCCACCACCTGTTACACCTGCAGATGATGCTGCAGAGTTGATTTGTTGTATAGATTTAACCGCAGATGCAATTGTTGATGCAATACTTAAACCTGCTGATATAGTGTTGATTAGTACCCAAGGTGCACCAAATGTCAATGGAGATGCTGCTACTGCTTTTGCATTTGCAATACCTGTGTTTGCAACGATTTGTCCAATAGATGCAGCTTGTGATATTACAATACCTGCAATTGCTAATGCTTTATTCTTACCTGCAATTTGTCCTAATAGATTACCAAATTGTTCAAACAATCCCAAGTAAGCCATATTGATTTCTGCTTTGGCTTGTGCTGCAGCCTTTTCAGTTGCAATCTCTAAATCCGTTAATGCAATTCTTTGGTCTGCATACTTCTTTCTAATTTCAGTTCTTTGGAACTCTGTAAGATTAGTATTTGATAAATCATTCTTTTCTTGTTCAGCAAGTA